GGTCTTGAAAAAGGAAGTGCTGCTAAAGAAGGCGTCATTTCTACTATGGGTGATGAAAGTGTTTTGAAGGTTAAAGTCGTAGGAGTTGACTTAGGATCTTCAGGAGCACCACTAGCTACCCATCCACTAGCAGGTATTCCTACAGGAGCACATCTTATTAGTGCAAGATTGTATGTTACTGAAGCGTTTACATCTGGTGGTTCTGGAACCCTTACTTTGGGTTTATATAACGATGATGGTGACGGAACATTTTCAGTTGTTGATGAAGATGGTATTGATGCCACTATTGCTAAAACAGCACTTGATGCTATAGGTGATCATGTTGACTGTGATGGTGCATTGGTCGGTACTGGTACTGCAGCTATTGCAGGTACTGGTGGACGCCCAGTGTTTGTCTCAGGTCTTTATGCTACAGCAGCCTTCACGGCTGGTAAAGCTGACTTGGTTATTAAGTATCGTGTCTAAATAAAGTTGGAGGGGGTTAAGCAGCCTCCTCCTTTCTTTACTTTAAGGAAATAAAATGACAGTCAATCATAAAGACCTTACAACCACAGCTTTACATGAGCCGAAGGGAGCACACTCAGCATCAGCTAGTAATGTCTATGTAGCAAATGGATCAGGTTCAGGTACATGGCAAAAAATTTCTACTTCTGAGATTGGCACTTCATTTAAAAATACTAATAAAATAATTCTTAATTTGTGTATTGATGATATTTCTACAGCTACCTCATATTTTATTGTATCACCTATTGCTGGAGATATTGAAAAAATGTTTTCAGTTATTGATCAGGCCATTGCCACAACAGATACTACTTTAACTGCTGAGATTGCAGGTACTGCTGTTACTAACGGAGCTATTACAATAGCCCATTCTGGTTCTGCAGCTGGCACAGTAGATTCAGCAACTCCTTCAGGACAGAAAACATTAACTGCAGGACAGGCTATTGAAATTGTTTGTGGTGGTCAGACTAACACATCTAATGCTCGTGCTCATGTTTCAATTGTAGTGGATGTATCCTGATGGCAAAATTAACTCATTCTGATTTAACTCAACTAAGCAGTAACGAAACTTCTGCAGTTAATACTATTAATGCTAATGGTGCTTTAACTGAAGCTGCTTTAGAAAATACTTTATCCAGAGATGGTACTTCGCCTAACACTATGGGTGCTAGTCTGGATATGAACAGTAATAAAATTCTTAATGTTGCAGCAGGTACAGCTAGTTCTGATGGTGTAAACCTTTCTCAATTAACTTCTGCTACTGGGCAAGTTCCCGGTTTGAGTATGATTATGGAAACTACTCAAACTGATTCTGATCAAGGCAATGGTAAAATATGGTTTAATGCTGCAGTTGCTTCTGCAACAATTGTATACATAGATGATCTTGATTCGGGTGGTGGGGCTATCTCAACCTTTGTACAAACATGGGATGACTCTACTAACTTAAATTCTCGTGGATATATCTATGTTGTACAAAAAGCTTCTGCTGTTAACTACGCTGTTTTTGAAATTGATGGAGCTGTAACAGACGCTTCAGGCTATACAAAAATACCTGTAAACTATGTAAGTGGTGATGGCACACTAGCTGACACTGATCCAGTATCAGTACACTTTACCAGAACAGGTGATCAACCTGCTATTCCTGCTCTTAAAATGAAATGGGATACTGCTACTGCTGACTCAGATCAAGGAGCAGGTACAGTATTTCTTAACAATGGAACTATTAGTTCAGCCTCAATTTTATATATAGATGATGTAGATGCTGCTGCTGGTACTTCAATTAATAGTCAGGTTGATAGTTGGGATGATTCAACAAATACTATTAAAGGAACTATAACAGTTACTAAATCTGCTAATGCTGCTGTATTTGCCACGTTTAATGTAACAGGTTCAGTTACGTCTGCTTCTACGTATTCTAAAATAGCCGTTACTCATGTTACAAGTGTAGGTTCATTTTCTGATGGAGATGAAATTTTTGTACAATTTGTACGCTCAGGAGATAAAGGAGATACCGGAAGCACAGGTTCAACAGGCCCTCAAGGCCCTCAAGGTCCTGCTGGTTCAGGCGATATGTCTGATCTTACTGATGACACATCTCCTCAATTAGGTGGGGATCTTGATGCAAATGGACATCAAGTACAATGGTCTAAAGGAGCAGACGTTGCATCTAATTCAGCATTAGCAGTTGGCACAGACGGCAACTACTTCGATGTCACAGGCACTACAACTATTACCAGCATCAACACAACTGGCGGTACAGGTACTTTAATAAAGCTTCACTTCGATGGAGCTTGCCAGTTAACGCATCATGCAAGTAATTTAATTCTAGCTGGCGGTGAAAACTTTACAACTGAAGCTGGTGACGAACTTGAGTTTGTAGAGTACGGCAGTGGTACATATCGTCAAACAGGCTGGTGCTTGGCTGGTACAAAACCGGGAGGCGGTGGTGGTGGTGCTTTCTTAGGCGAAGGTGCGTCAGGTGCTAGTGTTGGAAACAGCGGTGATATTATTCGGGTTAACGAAAACACACTTAACACTTCGCAGACTATGGCAGCTACCGACAATGGATCAGCTACTGGCCCACTTTCAATTGCTAGTGGGGTGACGTTAACCATCTCCTCTGGCGCAACTTTTGTGGTGATTTAAGATGAGTACGATTAAAGTCGATACAATCAACGAGAAGTCTACAAATGGTGCAATTACCATAGCTAACACTGGTAACGGCAACACTATTATAACCCCGGCTGGTTCTGGTAAAGTTGTTATTGATGGTTTGACTTACCCCCATGCAGATGGCAGTGCATCACAAGTTATGCAAACGAATGGAAGTGGAGTTTTATCCTTTTCAACTATTTCTGCTGGCTACACCTATGGAACTGAAGTAGCAAACAGCTCTGCAACGTCCGTTGAATTTACGAGCTTGCCAAGTACAGCAAATCAAATTGAATTATTTTTCACAGGTATGAGTTTTACAGGTACTGTTTCAGCCACGATAGTTATTGGCGATGCTGGTGGTTACGAAACAAGTGGGTATGGAGGTTCTTCCAATAACTTTGAATCAACCTCACAACATCATGTGTCACAATCGAACAGCCTCTGGACTATGAGAACAGGCAATGGAGCAGCTACAACCTTCACTGGTGTAATCACATTAAAAAGAATGGACAGTTCAAAATTCGTCTATGTTCAATCTCACCATGTAACGATTGACTCAACTACCACAACTCATATCCAAGGGGTTGGGCATAAAACTTTATCAGCAGTACTTGATAGAATTAAAATTTCTGGCGGGACTTTTGACGGAAGTTCCACGTTCCAAGTTAGGTATCAGTAGGAGACAGCCATGAGTACAGTCATATCAAACGCAGTCACGGCATTAAGTGGCAACTTAGCATTAGCTCCAGAGGGGAGTGGGGTAGTCACTATAGATGGGTTAACTTACCCAGCGGCTGATGGTTCTGCTGGACAATTTGTAAAAACTAACGGCAGTGGAGTTCTGTCGTTTGCTTCTGCATCGGCTGGCATGAACTTGATCGGTACAACTGTAGCAAGCAACGATAGTACGATCACTGTCACTGGACTATCATCAACTTATGATATGTATTTTATTGGTATATCCGATTTAAAAATTGCAGATGACGCAATGGATGTGCATCTGCGGATGGGCAGTAGTTCAGGTATCGACTCAGGTGCGGCAGATTACTCGTGGTTTAATACCGCTTACACCGCTGATAGTGACGCTACTGGTACAGAGAGCAGTCCACGAGGTAGTGAAGATAGTTCAGATAGTTTCATCTGTTTAAACGGCCAAAACAATGCGGTTGGAAATGCAGCCACAGAGGGCTTTGGCGGTATGTGGACTTTAACAAATGCGGGTAATGGCACAGGATTACCTTTCCTTGTCGGTAACTTCACTAACACAGATCAGTCAACTAACGTCAACATCGGCATGAGTGGCGGCCACCGCAAAAGTAAAATAGCCGTCACACAAATACAGATTTTTGCCGAAGGTGGAAATCTAACGAGTGGAAGTTTATCCGTCTGGGGTTTAAGTAAAAGTTAGGAGATAGAAATGAAAAAATACACAGCAGTTGTCAGCCAAGACAGTGATGGAAGAGTAACTAAGTATCAAGACTTTGACGATTTAGAATCTTGTCAAAATCATGTAGATCAATATGGCGGTAAGGTTGTCCAAGACCTTGATAATAACATTGAATATTGGGATGTCAGTGGTGACACGCCAAGCAAAGACACTGACCAACTGGCAAAGGATCAGCTTGCTGATAAGTGGGCTACTATTAGAAATGAGCGTGACA